GGCAACATTTTTGACCATCCAATCACAGAAGTAACTGTTTGTTCGTGTCAGACTCATGTTTGTACTACCACCTGGATTACTACCAACATAGTCCTCTGCAAAAGCAAAGTCCATTTTGTTGTTTGCGTAATATGGAAACTCTAATTCCCACCCACCGTTAGAATGTAAATCCATACTAACAGTGGCATCTATATCACAACTTGGAATATATTGTGCTGCACTGTACAGAATTTCGCTCAAGGCAAATGACGAATTGACACTAGTTGTAACATTCATAGAGGCAGTTCTGTAAGTGTGATCAGCTTGTTCAGCTTTTGAGACTGTTTGAAGGCGCACTCTTGTTCCCCCTCTTACTCCAACATAGCCATAACGAAGATAGTCATAAAGGGTTCTAAAACCTGAAGTACTATTTCCATAAGGGTTATTGCTCGCTGGATACATTGGCATGAGAATTCTAAGTGTAGTTAAGTCAGAAGCACTCATAACTAAATTAGACTGGCTCTGAGTAACATATCTTTTGAGCAAAGCTCTAAAAGAAACTGGTTCCTCACCAAAGTGTTCCAATGCAATAACTGATAAATCAGATTTACTCTCATTAAGTTCCATAGTCGTAACTTCTTGTGAACTTAGAGCACACGGATCTATTTTAGATTCTGCTCGAATGGAATACTTCTTAGATTCTGCCCCTGCTATCTTACGATGACGTGGGAAACCTGCCTTAGTAAACCTATTCACTCTAAGATTGGGACATTTCACGTACACGTTGACAGATATAGCAGCTCCATCTGGAGAAACCAACTCTGTCACTGGTGTAACAAAAATCATCCCATTACACCTATCAAGAGAAGGATAAACAACAGGAATAATAGAATGAGTGTATAGTGAAGTTTTAAGAGCAGCCATAGGAACATTCTCACACCACGCTCTAAAATGACCCCAATTAACCCTAAAAGTAACTGTTTGAGTTTCTTGTATATCAATAATCTTAACATATTGTTTATTCAAGTTCAAATTAGCTCCTATAAGAGTATTTTGGGCTATATTGGGTTCATAAATGATAGCAAATTTACCTCTATGAAACTGACTACAAACTACCTCGACTGTGAATTCAATATCTCCCCTCCAGAACTGGAAAGGTTGAGCAGCAAACATCATAGCACTCGGTTGGTGTATAAACGTTGTGGTATGACTGTTTAGAGTAGACAGATTAGGTGTCACAGGACATGTAAACATCGACGTCAAGGGAACTTTTGAAGGATCCCAAGTAAATGTAGTCAAATATGAACATCTAGAAGCCAACTCTGAAATAACTAGCTCGTCTTTATCAGTTCCCACAACAGAACCATCCACAAGAAGTTCTTGTTTGGGATCAAGAGTGAGTTTGAAATTAGTTTCATATCCAATAGTGTTTGCTCCATTCTGAAACGCAACATTCTTAACATAAACTGGATCTCTTTCCTGAATAGGTTTAGACCAACCGAAAATAGCTGAAACTGAAGGAGAGCTCCAAAAGCAATTCTTGAAGCAGTAGCCATAGGTGAGATATAAGGAACCTGTTCAAGAGCAGATGAAATCTCAACAGCTCCACTAGCGAATTTCTCAACTGGACCTGTTCTCCTTTCATCAACTGGTTTAGACTCAGTACGAATAGCCACTTGAGTTCCTGTAGGAGGTCCTAATTCCACATCTGTCATCCAAGCATAAACGTAATAATGAGGATCATCAACAGTTGCATTTATAGCTTGGGGAGCATTAATAGTATAGAGATACATAGAACCAGCTTCAGAAAGATCTTCAAACGATGTAACATCAGAAATAGCTAAAGAAGAGTCATTGAAGAGTTTATGTGTCGTCTTAGTACTAATAAAAGGACACACCATCTCAACAGGTTTATTCTCTCTAATATCAAGAACTTTAGTACCCTCCGATTGACTCAGATAATTAAGAAAGTTCTGTCTAAAAACCGCATTAACAGCTATATTACTCTGCCAGTAAGAAATAGCTCCATTACGCTCATTATAAGGTTGATAAGACATCATCAATTTGCCATAATGATATGGAGTTCCTGTTATAGTTACCCTAATATGCAAATTAGCTCTGAAAAAGGCATAATTCCTAAGCTTAGATCTAACAGCAGGATCCTTCGTATATAAGTCCCAAACAGGTAATTCTATATCAGATTGAGATGCCATAGTAAGAGCACCCTCAGCTATCTGAATGGGTCTAACAAAATAATCGTCAAGACTAAGAAGATTAGAAGTCGCTTGTTCTGAATAAACAGTTCTTCCAAGAGAAGTGACATTTTGTTCAGCTCCAGTAACATCTGTAAGATTTTCAGAAACCTGAGCTGTGGTTGCTAAACCAGAGCTTAATTCAGAATCAGCTGGTTTGGATTCACTACGCAAAATCCTCGATTCAGCAAAAATTCTATGAGGAACTGGCTTATTTTTGGATCTACGAAGTATGGATATGGTTAGTTCCAAATCTTGTTTAAGACCTGATTCAAAACAAACCTGTTTATAATCTTCCCTCTTCCGAGGATAGGAAAGATAATTAAACGCTTTTACTAAAGAAACAGGATCATCCACTCCATATTTCTGCAAATTCGGTTCAAGCGCTCTTGATGACGCCAAACACTGGGAAAGCATTTCGTCAACTGTAGTATTTTTATAACTTCTTTGTTCTTGTGTCCGTAATAATACACATTGAGGAGCCACGGCAGCTCAACAACGGTTGCTTTTTGAAATGAAGCACACATTATCAATTGGATTTGCTTTTAAACAATTCGACAAGATAATCCCACGAAGGAATTTGTTGTTCTAGCTCTCCAAAAGGAACTCTAAAGTGTTTGTGGTACACTTCAAACCATTCGCCCCTAACCCTATCAAATTCTCCTCTGTTGGTACAATGGAAAAAATATTCATATGTCATCGATGTGAGAACAGAAATGAATTGTTCTTCCGGATTAACAAATTTCGAAGGTATATATAGGGTAAAAGCTCTCATAATTGATTCAAGAGCTAATGGAGCAACAGTGCGATTAAGAACTTTACTTTTATAAAAAGTTCTTTTAAGGAAAGAAAAATTTTCTGGCTCAATAAATTTTTCTAGCACTTTTCCTTTATCGGATGAGGTAAAGCCCATTCCGTAATGTTTTTCACAAAAATCTGCGTAAAAAACACCGTTAAACCACAAATGTGTTTCTTTAACGGCAGCTCCCATATCATCACCATTGGTAACGGGCCTGACAAAATCAAAGAAACTATCATCTGTGTTTGAGTACCATGCATACATGAGACATAGAAGACCATACATACTGTTATCTTCCGTTGTTCCGTATTTACCAGAAGGTTGAATCCCTGGAACACTGAACAAGTCTAAATTCATCTCAATAAAAACATGTAAATTTTGTGTAAACAAAGCTCTAACTATGTTCATAGCAGAAGCATTATATCCA